GATCCAGTAATGTTATTAGATGGTACATATTCTTCTTGATTATCAGTAATGTTAATAATTGTCCATTGACCTTTATCAACAAACTCTTCAGAAGCAGCAGCAGTAATTCCTATTGATGTTCCTGATACTCCAGTAGCATCAATAAAATATCTCTGTACGGTTACATTAACGTCACTAACACTTTTAACTCTGTGTGAAGAAATTTCAAACAATGAAGTATTTTCTTCTGGTCCTTGTATATAATTTTGTTGATCTTCTAGAAGTGGACGAATCACTTCAGAATTTGAAGTGCCGTACTCGCCGATTTTAGAGACAGCACGGAAATTATACCCATCTTTCATTTGAATATCCATCAAATGAACGCGATAGTTGGTTTCTCTTTGTCTAGGTAATCCTCTTGCAGTTGCAAGACCACTACCATCACTATCTTTTAAGTATCCAGTGTTTACTACTGATTTAATTCTAGCATTACCTATTACAGTGTTACTGCTGTTGTACAAATAATGTTTTTTAAGAGTATTGATGTCACTTGGAGTCCAATTTCCTAAGAAGGAATTAGCAGAATCGTTTCTAACACCTAGATAATTTTTAAAACTAACGCCAGTATTCATGCCCGAATCAGTTGTTGTGCTGATTGGTTTTTCTACATATAAGATTTGATCGAGTTCTTGCTCTAGACGGAATCCCTCAAAATAAGCAAGTGGGTTTTCGCCTAGATCATTAGGTGCTGGCATGAAATATCGAAGTCTCTTAGAATCTCCGTTAGAATCATCCCATTCAGAAATTTCTAAATTATGCTTGTGTACAATAAAATCGCCCAAGCTCTCGGAATGTCTAGTCGCCGCTCTTTTTTCTATTTGATTAAAATTATCTGTGCCTGATTTAATTTGTACAATTTTAGATTCTCTAACTTTGGCGAATTCTAAAAAGTCAAGTTTATCAGCGATTTCATCTCTGGTTGTTAGTAGAAGACGAATTCTATAGCGATCTGCTCCTGGCGAAGAAAGATTAGGTCTTGCGCCTTGATTATCATAAAGTGCCTCGTCATCAAGAGCAGTAACAACATCTTGTACAATTTCAAATCCAACATCAGCATTTGCTTGTGGAGTGTGTTTAGAAATAGCACGTTGTTGTTTGGGCGCGATGACGAAGTGCCCTTGAGTGAAGAAATCAACGCTGCCCATGGTAAAGATTACACCTCTACCAGTGGAGGTTGGTTCTCCTGGTCCTTGCTTATGCACTTTTAGATTAACCAATCCAGGACTGATCAAAGTTTCTTCATCTAAGAAAGACAAAGTATTGGCGACGTTATCAGTAGATGAAGCGCCAGAAGATCCTTGTGAGATATATCTTCCGTACAACACTGGAAGATCGTCTCCGCTCGCAACTTCAACGTGACTACAAACAAATACCAATCCTGTAGTTTTATTAGAATGAGTACTGCTTCCTGTAAAGACTGCGCCGAGATAATCCTCAACATCGTCAAGCAATTCGTCTACAATAACATATGACCGAAGATCTGTACCCGCGCCAGCACCTTTAGGACTTACAGCAGCACCATCTAGGAAAACATTTTGCGCGAATTTGGTAATTTGATTTTGTAGAATCGTTTGTAACTGAGTAAGTTCTCTTGCCTGCAATGGACGTCCGCTGTTAAACAGAATACGATAGTATCCTGCACTATCAAGGAAGTCGTCCTTATAGTCGTTTTTTAAAGTATTATTAGTAAACGGATTAGGCATTTTTTATTCCTTACAGATCGATAACGATTTTAACGTCTTCAGTTTGTTCATCGTCTCGAGTAATTTTCACTCTATTGTCTATGTAGATAACTTCACCAGAAAATCTATCGACTTCCGCTGGGCGCAGATTAGGACCACTAGGATTGGCAACGATAGTTCCAGTACCCAAAGCACTCGTTCCTTCAAAAAATTGAATATTATTAGAACTATCGAATCTCTTAAATCCTGTCTCTCTAGTTTGATGAACATACGCAATTGCGGTAACTGAATCATATGTAGCATCAAAATAATCTAGAATGCAAGAGGCATTACTGGTAGTCTGAGTAAGTATTTGGTCTCCAGTTAAGTTAGCAGCAAATCCACTTGTTCCCTGTACAAATAATTTCTTGTATACTTGTCCAGTCAAATCGCTGAATTCAGAATCTCCAACAAAACTACCAAACTCTGCTGAATCTTTTTGTGGGTTCTTTATCAATCCAACTTGGCGGAAATCGTTTCGAACAGTAAAGTCGTTATTTTCTACGCCAGTTAAAGTAGCGTTGAACATAATAGCAGATGAATTCAAATTAACTACTGGATTGCTTCCCATACCAGAATCGCCATCAATAATAGCACGAAGAACGGCACCAGTGCCACCGCCTCCTGAAACTGAAATACTAGCATGCCTATAATTTTTACCGAAGGTAAAATATGGAGCAGTAGAAGAATCTTTCATAACGATTTCATAAATTCTACCATTCGCTATTTTAGCAATTGCTTGTGCTGAATCTCCAGACCTAAATTTATGCCCAAGAGATCTGCCTCTTATCGGTTCGCCGACAATAGTTACAGTAGGAACGCTGGTATAACCTGATCCTCCAGAATCTACTGCGATACCAATAAGTTGTCCATCAATTGATGCCTTTTGAATCGCTAACTGGTTTGCTCTGGTCGTTGTAAGTTCATCTGCAGCAGGTCCACCTTGACTAGAATCCAAGATTTTTTCAACTGGCAAATATGCCGAAGTCAAGAATTTTCTGGTTTCTGTAGCACCGATAGTGAACAAAAATTTCCAAACATAACCATCTTGTGCGCCAACGAAGAGTTGGGTTGGGGGGTCACCAGGAATTGGTTTATTTTGCGAGTTGTTGACATTTCCGTTAACATCTTTACCTTGCTGAATACAAACAAAGACACTGTTATCGTCTGTAATCACATAATATGGATGTTGAATATCACCAGAAGGACCTACTGTGGTATTAGAACTAAAGTTATTATCCCAAGCACTGTATTGATTTCCCGCAATCCAATTATACCTAGGAACAACGTATGAAACGTCTGGTACCAATTTTACAGATTGTAGACTTTCCTGAAATTTCAATGTTTCGTTTGTTGAGGGATTTGGTACTGGTGGATTTAATTCACCAGTGGTTGCAGTTGAATCCCAAATTTCAGCACGACCGATACCCAGATAATATCTGTCAGAGTCGGTTCCTGCTGTCTTACCTATGTTTTGATAAGATTCATAAATTTTTTCAAGAATATCTCTTTTAAAGAAATCTGATACTGTTGCTACCATTTCCCTACTCTCTTATGGTATAAGTTTTAAGTTGTCGTCAGAGTCTAGACCCATGGCCATCCATTCTGAACCGCCCCAAATTAGTTCTACTCCACGTTTTCCTCTAAGAACCATGGAAGTCGCTGGTCCAAAATTAGAAGGAGTGATAGTAGAATATCCAGTACTAATGTTTATAAACTTTTTCATCTGCCCTAGTACTGTTCCGTCTGAACAAGAAATTGTCGATGGGTTTACCTGATTAATAAATGTTATAGGAACCATAGGATCCGCAGCACCAGTTACAGTTGATATAGTTTCTGATGCTTGTACGATTGGTCCATTTATACTTACCACGCCTTCGTTTAATGGAGTAATGTCTATACCCACATTGGTTAATCCACTAGCAGCGTCACTATCAACGCAAAGTTTTACTGCGCTCGCGGAGTCGCCGTTATCTATCCTCAGAAAATGAGTTGAAGAAGTAACACCATTTAACTCTAGAATCTGATTACCATTGCTGTCGTGGACCATACCAATCCTAGGATTGGTTAATGTTTTATTTGTTAGGGTATCTGTAGTATTTTTTAGAACTACAGTACCAGTCGTATTTGGTAAAGTGATTGTTTTATTACTACCAGTCGCGACATCACCAACTAACTTAGTTGTGTATGATCCTACATCAGAATCGCCGAATATGATATTACCATCAGAGTCTAAATGAAAGTAACCACTTGCTGCGTCTGATTCGCCTAATAATGCAAAAAGAGTTTGGAAATTTCCATTAATCTTATCAGCAGCATCGCGCAGTGTGTCTCCCGTACCATCATTTGCGATGGTTCCGTTTAATAAAATTAGTCTGGTTGTACTGTGTGACATTTTTAGGTTCCGTAAATTATAATGTTATTTATACTCGTTCTCAAGAAGTTCCGCTAGGATTATGAATAGTTCCGTCGCTATCTATCGGCAACAGAGGAAACTCCACGTATTGAATTAGATTAGGAGCGTTTAGTCCCAACGCGGAGGTATTACCCCGTCCATCACTGTCGCCGTTGACGTAAGCATTTCTCAGTGTCCTTGGTTTTGGCAAACCAGCATCATTATCTCGTATGGTATCTAATTCATCAATAAACCATTGTATTGGGTTATTTCCAGAATCTAATGTAATTGGGAACTTAATATTAGCTCTGTTACCTGATCCATCCGAGTCATATGAGTACCACTTACCTTCGTCAAGCAAGTTGATGGAGTTCGATAAGTCAGCATAAGTATCGTCCAAAGTTCTTGCTTCAATCAGATCTGCCTGATAGATCGATCCATATTGAGTGTGCCATCCCGCAACATTACGTGGATGGAACATATCGTTAACTCGCGTCCTAATACGTTCGCCATATGGTCCTGGACCAATCTCTGAAAGCGAAGTGGTGAAAAGACCGCGACCATTGCGCTTGAGAACCTGCGCAGTAGAAAATACTTGTATTGGTGGCGGTGGTTCGATAAACGATGGTTGCGGACCCAAATTAAAATCATAAATTGAATTAATTTGTACTTGACCAGCAAGGTACATTCCAGCTGGGTGGACAAAAGTTTTATATGCTTCTCTCCAAACTGGAACGCCGATTGGAGTAGAAATCAAAATCCCATACAACTGATAGAACTTGTTGTCAGTAATTCTTTTTAAAGTTACTTCCGTTCCAATAGTTGAATAGGATCTTCTTACAGATTCTATTTTTAACGAACTTCCGTCAGGAACATATCCAGTTTTTCCAAAGTACGTTAGTCTACTGTCGCTGTCATAAATAGGATTATCCGCAGAATCAAAAGAAGCAGCAGTTAATGGGTTAAGATACAACCCTGCGCTGTCAACTGGTTGTAGTCTGATATTAGATCTGCTAAATTCTCTGATGTAGTCAACGTCTTGCCTTAAAGTGACATATTCACCTTGACTATCTTGCAAGTATACAAAGATTTCAGATCCTCTGAATGTATATGGGAAATTAAATCCAGTTGACTGACCGCCTCCCTCAAATATCATTACTTCTCTGTTGGGGTCGCCAACGTAAAAGACTTCATCTTTTCCATAACGAACTTCAATATCAAGACCGTAGAATACACGGAAGAACTGTTTGATAGAGAACTCAGTTCCCTTTGATCGGTATAATAAGTTTGAATATTGTAATGATGTTCTTTTATCGGAGAATGACTCATAATATGGTTTGCCCATCAAGAGTTCATTTGCGATAAAATCTAGAAGTTCAACCTTTGCGCCAGTAACATCTCGATTTAATAAGAGATCGTTCAGTGCTTCAGTTGCGGCACCTTCTTCTTCTAATGTTTTATAATATTCCTGAAGGAAGTTTACTAATTTTGGATATTTTGTATCAAAATGCCCAGGAAGAGCCTCAAAGACGTGATATTTGTCTAAGTCAAGTTTATGACGATATACATCTGTTAGAGTCTTATCTAATGGCATAGTATTTTACTCAGTATCAACCAATATTGCTTTAGCAAATGATTCTTCTGGGTCAAATCGAATTACGTTGTTTAACTTGGCAACCACTGCTGATTCATTAGCAGGCACTGCAAAAATTTTAATATAATTTCTAGCATTAGGAATTGACTGTACTCTAAGTCCACTAATATTCACGATACCTTTAGAAGCATCGTAAGATCCTATGTTGCTAACTAAAACCTTACCTGTAATCGAGACAAGTTCCAAATCACTAGAAGGTTTGCTATCAAATACTACTGGGTTTCTACCAGGAAGGGATATTCTAGTTCTTTTATCTAACTTATTCCTAATGAAGCAGGTCTGATTTCTGTATATAAACAGACTGCTTGTAATTGTAGGTTCAATCACCAGAGTAGATTCTCTTAACGACACTGGAAACGTCAACACATGATTTTGATTCAAATTAAATGTAGGGGTTATTCTTCTATTAATTTTTATGTTCGATCTAGAAGAAAGTACCGATGGGTTAGTTGAATCAATCCTGGTTAACAAGTTAGATCTTCGGAAAACTTGGTCAAACTTACCTGTGTTTTCTAAGAAGTACTGGTCGATTGCTGATTGTACGTTTGCCCGAATAGTCGATTCTGTCAATCCTGTAAGAGAAGGGTTCCATTGAAAAAATGTTTGAGCAGAAATATAAGTTACTTCTGGATCAGTAAATTTTAAATCGAAGGAAGCAATTGAGAAGTCGTCTGCCAAGTCGAGGATACCACGACGAACGTTGTCTATGGTTGCGTTAGTGAGATTATCTTTAAATACAATTGAAGTAAAGACCGAACCATAATCTGGTAGAGGATCGTCCTCGCCTCCCCAAGATTTTATGTCGTTAATAAAAGCAGAATACTTTTTCAAGATTAGCGCAGAATAATCAGTTGCAGTCACCATTCTATTCTGTGCGGCATATTGATACGGTGCGTTAAGTCTCATTGATTCCAGACTTTCTTTACCACCGCCACCAGCAGATCTAGTTCGAACAGCAATGGTAACGTCTTCTTCTGAGATCTCTACATCAGAGTTGCCAGCAACCTCAGGAGCGAAATTAATAGTTGTATTTAAAGTCAAGGTTGGTATGTTATTAGCGAGTTGACCATTAGTCCTCAGATAGTTTACATTAACCACGTTACCAGCGACTGGCGCTTGTCCTAAAGAATTACCGTTTCCGAATGTAAGTTCGTAAAATCCATTAGGCGATTCTCTTAAAACATACAAACGAGAAAGTTCAGTAATTGTAGTTGCGTCCAAAAGGTTAGTGTGTTCCGTAGAACTTCCGCCAGTAGAAGCTGCTTCTTGGTTCTCAAAAACTTTTA